AGCCACACCAGTTCCTAGACCTGATACACCTGTAGAGATAGGCAAGCCTGTAGCGTTTGTTAAAGTCGCACTAGAGGGAGTACCAAGGGCAGGAGTGACCAAAGTTGGTGAGGTAGCCAATACGTTACTACCAGAACCTGTATTAGCTACAGAAACTACATTCTTACTGGCATCTAACGCCAATGCTGTAGAGGCTGTTAAACCAGATAGCGTAGTTGTACCAGATGCACTCAATGTAGTAAACGCACCTGAATAAGCCGTAGTAGCACCGATAGTGCCGTTCATAGGGCCGTTAAATGGGTCACCAGAAGCACCTGATTGCCAGCTACGAACTTGAGCCATCAAGTCACGGATAGCATCGTTAATGCCAGATGGCGCACAGCCCTCTGCAATGTTAATGCCATCAATGTCTGTGTTGCTTGCAGGAGTGGTACTCCATTCGCTGATTTTTGTCTTTGCCATGTTTTAGTCCTTGGGTTGATTTGCTTGATAAAGCAGATTGAACATTGTTGGATAGTCTAATGCTGGTAACTTGTTCTGCACATCAAGCAGACCTTTAGCGACACGACCTGCGCCATAAGCGGCTTCACCAACTAATCTTGGCGACGATACGCCACCATAAGCTAAAGTCAATGGAAGACCACCAAGGCTAAATGCGCCTAAGCTAGTAGGAATACTTGTAGCACCTTGAATACCACGAGGCGTAATTTGATTCAATGCTTGACCAGCTAATGAAGGCATCAACTGACGACCACCTGTTGCCTCAAGTTCTTGAGCCAAACGCAAACGTTGTCCATAGTTTGTATTGACATTGTTTCGCATCAAAGATTGCAATTTACGCATTGCAGTATCTACAGAGGCTTTCTTACCAAGAGACAATGCTTTTTCAATCTCTTTGATTTGCTCACTTGCATCAGCATAAGCCTTCATTGTTTTGGCGTATGTAGGTGCTTGCTTGTTAATCTCATTTTTAACAGCGTTATACACCTCGCCAACAACAAGTCGTTGCTGTGTAGATTCAAATGGAATACTCTCTAAAGTCTCACCAATGCTTTGTTTTAAAGCATCTAAACCTTCAGGAGTGTGGAAGTCTTTAGGGTCAAACGATTTCCACTCAGCAACCTTAGCCTCAACTTCTGCAAGTTTTTGTGCAGCAGCCTCATTCTTAATCTTGCCTTTAAAGACAACCTTAGACTGAGCATCAGACAAGGCTTTATCAATTCCTGCGAAATCAAGAACAGACTTATCGCCTTTAATGTTTTCCATGTTGGCACGATATGCTTGCTGACGCTGGCGACCTAATTCAGCAATGTTTTGTTTGGCGGCATCAAGAACAGCAGTCTGTTCAACATTGCCACGCATATTTGCTTTAAGAGCCTCACCAGCCTCACCACCAACTAATCCAGCTTTATAGGCTTGTGCAATAGGCTCACCACCTACACCAGTAGTTAAACCTAGTGCTTGCTTAGTAGCAGCGCCACCCAATTCAGCAGTTTTACCAAGTGCTTTGGCAGATAGCATCAATGGGTCAACAGCACGAGCAGCAGTAGCTAACGCAGGTGCAACACGAGTGGGCAATGTAGCACCAGCAGTCAGAATAGTAGACAAGTCAGCCATAACACCTGCTGGGTCTTTTGCAATCGCTTGTTTTGCACCTTCTGCACTACCATATCGGTTGACATAGTATTGACCAACTTTTGCAGCTAGTTCACGGCTTGGCTTGTCCTCGCCAATCATTTGAACTAATTTTTCTGGTAAAACATTTTGCAAAGCACCTGCACCAAGGTCTAAAACTGCTTTAGTTGTTTGAACAGGGCTTGTGACTGCTTGGTAAATGTCGCCAACCATATTGGCAACAGATGGCCCAAAACTTTTTACAGCTTCAAGTGGCACATCAGCAAGAGCAATGGGTTTAGGAGATGAAGCCTTCTCCATCTCATATCTGCGTCTGAACTCAAATTCTTCTAGTTCATCCATGATTAACCCTTAGTCTGCTGTTTTAACCATTGTTGATAGCGGTCTTCTTTTGCAGGAGAAAACTTAAATGGTGTTGGAACTTCAGGCACAGGTTTGCTAGAACCTTCAGGAACTTTTGCGTAACGCTCTTGAATTTGACGGATTGTCTCAAGTGCGGCTTTACGAGTTTCAACTGGCAATGTTGAATCACCAACCTGACCAGCCATTTCACGATAAAGCAAAACATCTTTATCAGACTGTGGGCCTGACATTTTAGGCATCTTAGCAACCAATGCACCTTGAATTGCTTTCAGCTTAGATGCAGCTTGTGCGCCTTCAGTAGATTTACCTAATGCACCAGCAACAACATCAACAGCAGTACCAGTCAAAGAGCCTGTAGCCTTATCAAGCAATGCTTCAGCTTGGTCAATCAATTTAAGCGATTCTTTAGCCTCAGTAACTGGTTTTTGACGTTCTTCAGCTTTAGCTTCTGCTTCTGCTGTACGAATAGCCAAGTTACCTTTTGCAATTTCTCCTTGCAATGCACGAGCTTCAGCAGATTGTGCAAGACCTTGCCTACGGAACTCAGCCATTTGCTCTTGTTGAGCCTTAAGGTTAGCTTGTGCTGTTTCTTTATCTTGCGCCCTTTGAGCCATTGAAGCCAACTCAGAAACACGCTTATCAGCCAAGTCTGGGTCTAAACGACCACTTGCCCAACTCTTAGCATATTGGTCTGCCAAAGTCTTAATGTTTTTTGGGATTGTTTCGTCTTGAGTAAATACTAAGAAAGGATTATCTTCTTGTTTTTGCTCAACACCAAGACCAGCTTTGCGCATCTCTGGGACTAGCTTAGACAACTGAGCTAATTTAGCTTGACCCTGTTCAGAAGTCATCAATTGATTGATAACTTGAGGAGTCAAACCAGTACCAGCAGGTTGTGGCTGATTAGGGCCAGCAATCTCTTTGCCCATCATGTTAGTCAATGGAGTCTCAGCAAAAGTCTCAGGACGATATGCTGACTGCACAATGTTTTGAATACGTTGTTGTTCAGCTTGAGCTTGTTGCTCTTGTTGCTTCTTACGAACCATATCTTGCAACTGAGCATTTTGCAATTGCTCTTGCAAATTAGCTTGCATAGCACCTTTATATGCTTGCTGACCTTGCTGAAGACCTTGCAAGATAGATGGTGCTACTTTACCACCTTGAAACAAACGACCTGCAAGCGCATACAAAGCCTGTGCTTGTGCTTCATCTTTAGTCTTTTTAATGTCTTCTGGAGACATTCCAAGCAGACCCATTGTGTCTGCCCCACCTGTTCCAAAAATGTCTAATAGTCCTGCCATGATTATTCCTTATGGGCCTGTACCAAACAATTTGTTCCATCCAGAACTTAACCATCCAGTATTCTTCTCAAGACCACCAAGCACAGCAGCAGTACCTAATAAATTTTGCAACCCAGATGGGCTTGTGTCTTGAGTCTGTTGCGCCCTATTGATAGGGTTTCCATAAATGGAAGACAAGTAATTCTGCAAGTTAATTTGAGGTTGATTTTGCAAGAAGTTAAAACGCTGAATGTCAGCTTGTTGTTGCTGACCTGTGTAGCCTTCACGCATCTGACCTGCGTTAATCAAGTTTTGAATGTCTTGGTAGTCAGCACTAGCCATAGCAGGAGAAGCCAAAGTAGCGGCTTGCTGTCTTGCACGTTCAGCATCATAGTTCTGATAAGCCAATTGACCTGCTGTGTTAGCCAATGACTGACTAAATGCACCAGTTGCTCTATCTTGCAATGAACCCATTGCACCAGAACCATAACGCCCTGCCAAACTAGCCTTACCAGCAATGTCACCCAAAGATTGTTTAAACTGGCTCTCAGCAGCTTTAGCAGCAGGTGCAAATGCACCTTGGAAGAATGGATTGCCACCCAAAAACTCACCAGATACTGTACTTTGCAGTTGATTCTGAGCAGATTGCAACAAAGGATTACCCAACTTAGCACGAGCCTCTAAAGCCTGTAATCCTGTTTGAGTAGTAGTAGATGGGCTAACAAATGTAGGGCCACCATAATACTGTGGGCCACCAGCTTGATACAAACGCTGTGCTTCACTCAATCCATAACCTAAATATGGCTGAATAGCAGGGTCAATTCCAGATGATGTTGCCGCAGGTGTCTGCGTCATTGCAGGAGGCGCAGGGTTTGATGTAGGCGCACCAGCAGTTAATTGATTAGCAAACAAAGGTTGCATTGCAGTATATGGAGAATTTGCTGTAGCTACTGATTGAGTTGCTGGCATTGGCAAATTAGCAACATTAAACCCAGCAGGCATGGTTGCTGCACCATATGGTTGTGCTGTTGGCATCAAAGGAGCTTTAATCGACATTGCTTTTTCTAAATTAGGCTTTAGAGAATTAAGCCTTTCAAAGTCTGATTCTTGACCGCCATACATTAGTTCTAGCTGTGCTGGGGTAAATTTTGAATAATCAAATTGACTTGGGTCTGATATCATGGAACTAATCTCCTAAAAGTTCGGATTCCATGATGGGTCATCCACGGAATCCATTTTAATCAAATTTTGTTAAAAATCAACCTATAACAGCATATTTATACGTTTTTCCAGCAGTTGTATTGGCTAGATGCGTAATTGTTGCTGTTCCTTGTCCTTGAGAACTTACATACATTTCTGGAAGTGGTGAAACCAATGTGAAAGTAATCACACTTGATGGGATGGATGGTCTTGTGTATGGACTTGTAGATGCTGTATATCTCTCAAGATAAACCTGAGTAGATGTTGTAGCTGCAATAAGTTCAATATAGTCGCCAGCAGAAACATCAATAAAGAAGTTTGCTACTGCAATCAAATAACCATCAGTACCACCATGACTATTGACAACAGCATATTTGCTGCCAGTTCCTGTAATGTCAGTACCATTTTTTCTTAACCAAATAGTTACTTCATGGATTTGAGTATCCATGTTGGCAAACTGTAAGCTAAATTGGACGTTATATGTACCTGCATTAGTAATCGTTACTTTATTAGAAGCAAGACTAAATCCATAAGCAGAATCTACTGTATTAAATGCAACTACTGTAGGTGTATTAGCAGCACCAAATGTTTGGTCAGCATCATTCTGGAAAGCACCACGAGGAACAATAGACCTTGATGCCTCAAACGTACTAGCTGCAAACAAAATAACGCTATCTGGGCCAATCCTGCGGTCTGTCAAAGTGGTTGTAGTAGCACCACCAGTCGCCAGAGTAATCGTGCCTGTGTTGTTAGTCTTTCCATCCATGATTCCACGGACAACTTCAGCTACAGCCCTCTGGTCACCACCAAATGTAGGAAGACTTCTAAACATCAACGAACTCCTTGAGGTGTTACGTCAACATCCACAGAAATGGCATTTTTCCAACTAGAACCAGTCGGAGTAATTTTTAACCTGTGATAGCGTCCTGCACTTCTCAATGGGACACGATTTTCTGAACTTGCAGCTACAGCAGTATTAAAAGTTACACCTTGGTCTAGCAATGTACGAGATGCAATAGCAACAGTTGCAGAGCCATTGTCAACAATAGGTCTAGCCAAAGTCACCACAGAATTAGCACCAATATCCAAGTCACCAGTAGCAATTACACCTGTCTGATTAGCACCTGTGTAAGTCATTACTCTGTCGCCTAACGTACCACCCAAGAAGTACTTGCCACCAACATACAAACGTGAATCTAATGATGTAGTCAAAGCATCAATAGAGCCTGAAATACTGTCCAATTGCTCAAGTGTTACAGATGATGTGGAAGCTTCTGATAAGTAATCAGTACCAGCATCGCCATAAGTCCACTTCTGTGTCTTGAAGTTGTAAATCAAGACATTACGATTTCCGTAAATAGTCTTATAGTTCCAAATTACAAGTTTACGGATTGGGTCAACAGCAGCAGACATTGTTCCATAATCAGAGTCAGAAGCATTGTCGATAAAGTATCTGTCAATCTTTTCTGCACCAATAGGTGTGATATTTTGACCATCACACATATAGAAACCATCGTCTGACAGGAAGAATGTAATACCTTGGTACTGAGCAATTGAACCAGATACCATACATCCCTTACCACGAGAGATATTGTCAAACTGGAAAATGAATGGAGTTCCAACATAGCTCATGCGATGGATAGCACGCTCTAAGAACACAAGTCCAAACTCACCACCACGGATGCCAACAATCTGTCCACCATCAGGAATGTCCTGATAATCAGATTGAGTGTTTACGTCCTCAGTCCAGTCTGTTTCATTGTTAATAGCTGACCAGCGAACACGATATTGCTTTTGTTCAGCAGATTCGTATGTATTAGCCACAACAACAAAATCACGAACAACAGTAATGTACTTGGCTACAGGCGCAGTTGCAGACAAATCAGCAAATGATGTAGATGTTCCTAAAGTCCAAGACTGTAGCTTTTGTGAATTGTTAGTTGAAATAATGGTAGAGCCAAACTGCGTAAAACGAACCTTGTCGTTAGTTCCAGTTGTCATGCCTGACTTAACTTGCGTAATAGCACCAACACCACTTACTGTGTAAATCTTTGTAGAGCCAGCAGCAAATAATGCTGTATCTCCATTTGGTTGTTTGGCAGCATACAGAGTAGTTAAGTCCTCAGATGCAGCAGATGTAGAAAATGTAACAGGCGATGGAAATGGCCCATATCCAATAGCCTGAGATACAACATTCTTAGCGTCAGTTAAAGCACCTGAAACGCTAGGTTGGTCAGGCATCCACTCACCAAATGTTAGTTTTGTCGTAGCCATGTGTTACTTCCTTGCGCCTGAATTGTCCAATCGTTGTCATTAGCAGCAACTGGTGTCCATGTATTTGAATCTCTTGAAACTACAGTCCAAGTATTAGAGTCTCTGCTTACTGGTGTCCATGTGTTGTCATCCACGACAACAGGTGTCCAATTGTCACCAAGGATAACGCCATTCGCAGTAATCGTAGCAATTGCAGTAATCGCAATTACATTTCCATATGTCGCATTGGCTTGTGCTGTTACATCAGCCGTAGCCTCAATACTAGCTACCGCATCTCTAACTTTAATTGCTTCAGCTGTAACAGTTGCTGTAGCGTCAACACTAGCAGAAGCATTTTGCTCACGGATAGCAGATGCAGTTACTGTTGCATTGCCAGTAACACTAGCCGCACCTTCAGCAACCAAGCCACCATTTGCAACAACATCTGCTGTGCAAGTAATAGATGCAACACCATCCTTGATGATTCCACCATTAGCAGTTACATCAGCACTAGCAGTAACACTACCACTTGCAAACTGAACCCTAATAGCATCAGCAGTAACAATCGCTACTGCATCAATTCCTACTGAAGCATTTTGTACACGAATACCTGCACAAGTAGCACTTGCAGAACAATCTATGCTTGCACTCGCATATTGAATACGAGTCGCATCTGCTGTTACTGTCGCTGTTCCATTTACTGCCCCAGAACCATACTGAACCCTAGTTGCATCGGCTGTAACGCTTGCAGAAGCAGTCACAGACCCATAAGCATCCCATAGGGTTACTGATGTTTCGTAAAGTGGACTATCGAGTGTGAGTGTTAAGTCATCAATGCTTGACTTTAATTGGTCAAGCGAATCAATAGTCCATGGAGGCAGTAAATCAGCCATCTCACGCCAAAGTAACGCTCAATGAACCAGCAGCAATGCGGAACACATCGCCTGTAGCAATTGTTTTAGAAGCGTCTAGTGGTGTGTGATACAACAAGTTTCCACCTGTCAAAGCATCACGAATACCGACATAGGCAACAGTTCCCCAAGAGCCACCAGCTTGAGGAAACTCAATAGCAGCGGAATTGGTAGAAGCACCATTGCTAGGCGCACCAAAAGTAATTGACTGACGAGCATAGCTAGTGCCAGATACTTCAGTACCTGTATCAGCATCTGTAGGGTCAGACGTATAAAGTGCCAGATACACAGTTGTTGGTGCTGTGTATGTTGTTGCTCGCAATGTGCCGTTAATCAGCGCATTTTCGAGATAGTTACTCATTTCTGCCATAGTTTCACCTTGGAGTTAGTTTCATTGCTAAAGGAACGCCAGAATACTGACCTTCTTCGTCAGACTTGGCAAGAGATGCAATTGCTCTGTCGTACATAGTTCCCCATGTATTGATTCGTGCGTCATTCATAAGATAAGGCTCGGCCTCAATCAAAGACGCATAGAGCAAAGCATCGGGTGCAGTTGTCAGAAATACATTAGATGTATTGCTAGACGAGAGATATGCTGGCGCAGCAAAGTACAGCAGTTTTACTGTGTAAACAGCATCTGGTACTGGTGACATTTGAAAGTCGTTTGCAAGAATAGTGTATGACTTTGGAACACCAACTTCAGATGCTCTTGGGTCATTAGACAATGACGATGGGCTTGAATAGCTTAGTGGTGTCAAAGGATTAGTCACCACCACAAAGTCACGCACTTGCAAAAAGTCAGCAGGTAACTCAACAGTAGAATCATTGGCTACTGTTGCAGTTGTTACTGACTTCAACATCTGGCGAATACGCAACTCTCTACGGAGGCGATTTTCAGCAAATGTAATAAAGTCTGGAATTTGTGAAGTCAAGTCAGACCTAGCCAAATAATTGGCTACTGAGGTCTGCAAGTCTGAATAGGTTGAGAGGCTCATACCACTCCTGTTCGAGTTCTAAAAACTCGGTTATCACGCTCATTTAACCATGCTTTGAATCGCTTTTCATCAAGAACAGCAAAGCCTCGCATAATTCCTTGTTTATTTAGTTCATCAATAACTGTTAATGGAATTGACGCAACCTTATTCCCAAACAATTCGTCTGACCATTTTGCTCGCTCGTCATAAGAGTTGTACTCTTTTTTATTCTGCTCAATAATGTCAGAAATATCTTGGCGAGTCTCAATAATGATGCCACCATCACCATCGGCATGAACAGCAGTTTGTCTAAAGTTTTGCATAACTCAATTCTATCAGTTTGACTAGAAAAGAAAATGCCCCAGAGGTTTAATTCTGAGGCATTTTTATAGGCTACACCAGATTAAGGTGTTACGTCAGCAATGATGCCGTGAGCAGCTTCGTTCTTCACTTCCAATGTGTACTCAGCCAACAACTGTGTTGACTCATTGTCGCCAGTTACAGCCAACTCGTTGGTCTGGAAAGGACGCAAGTAAGCAACAGCAGCCATATCAGGGTCAAGCACAAATGCTGTCTCATCGCATGAGTTGGTAGAAGTCATGAAACGATTGGGGACAACAGAAATCGTGCCGAAGTCGCTGAGATAAACATCTGCCGCCGCAACGATTGTAGTGGGGGCATTTGAAGGGGCCATAAAGCGTTGAGCAGCGATACCAGCAAAAGCAGAAACTAATTGCTTGTGTGCAGGATTAACCATCAATACTTTAGGATTGCCACCAGAAGCGTAAACTTCCTTGATAACAGTCTTCAAGATGTCTTCTGTGAAAGTGCGATTTGTGCCGTTGGTACGAGCAGTAGTGCCAGACGCGCCAGCAGAACCACCAGAACCAAAGTCACCATTGGTAGCCAACCATGCTTGCAGACCACCCAATTTACGAGCAGTAGTAGAGTCACCATTGGAGGCAACTTGGTTGCTCAACAAAGATGTTTCCATGTCACGCTTGATTTCGGCAGAGGCTTTAGCCAACTGGTAAGCCTTTTCAGACTTACGACCAGCTTTGTCAACTGACTGCAAAGTGCCAGAAATCTTGATAGTTTTCTGTGCAATCTGAGTGCGGTTACCAACACGTGTTGTTGGAGACATAGTAGCGTCAGATGCTGTTGCACCCTCAACTGCGTAGTTAGACAAAGAAGCAGCAGCCAAGCTGTCTGTTTGCCACTCGTGATAAACAGCAGTAGCCTTTGTCTTGCCAATGGAAGACATGAAAGGTGTGTCTGTGGGGCTGATGTTATAGATTACATCAGACAGGTCTTCACGCTGACCGATAGCGGTATAGGTTTGATATGTAGCCATTTTAAAACTCCAAATTTAAAAGAATCGTTCAAATGCTCGGGCTGCGTCAGTCACTTTTCCAGTTTCTCGCAGTCGTTGCATTACCTGTTTGTCTTGTGTTGACTTTGTAGGAGGCGCAGAAGTTCCAGAACGCATCATCTTAGGAGCAGCTTGAAGTTTCTTGGTTACCTCAGGCTTACTCTTTTGAAGTTGCTCATACTTCATTGCTTTATACAAACTCACCACAGCACGAGAGTCATACACGGAACTGAGTTCTTCGTCAGTCCAACCAACAGATTTCGCATAGTCACGGATTTGTTTCCGAACCGCATCACCCTGTGGCGTAGCCAACTCAGGAATCAGACTAACTAACTTCTCAGATTCTTGACGCAAGTGGTTTTGCAGGGAAGCTTGATGCTCGGCTTGTTGCTGTTGGGCAAGGCGTTGCTGTTCGGCTCTCACTACTGCTAACTGTTTCTCACGCTGACTCTGTTCAGCTACCGCTACGGCATAGCCAATAGGGTCTGTTTCCTTTAGAACATCTAAGTCCACACCCCGATTTTGCTGCGTAAGGAAGCTATCCAACGCTTGCAACTTCTGGGCGTATGCCTGTCGCTCTTGTTTCACATACTCTAAATGTTGACGTTCAGCTTCAATTGCCTTACGTTGTTCAGCTAGAGCCTGAGACTTTTTAGTGTAGTCCGTACCTTGTTGGTAACCTTTGATAAGTTCATCGAGTTCGACCTCAACTTCCTCACCAGCAGCCTTGACTTTATATCTTGGCTTTGGTTGTTCTTCCTCGGATTCCTCCTCAGAATATTCAACTTCATCAGAAGCTTGCAGTTCTTCTGTTTGTTCCTCAGATTGGCCTTGTTCGGCTTCGTCAGAATCACCCATCAGACCTTCAAACGCTGAAGCGGCTTGGTTTACATCTAGGCTTTCACTCCCTTGTGGGTTGGTGTTTTCCATTTGTCATCTCAAAAATCGCTAGACACCTTCTAGACGGAGGCTAGGGATAAACCCTAGAGAATCTTCCATTTTTTCTCTTTAATTACAGTTTCTGAGGCCAAGCCTTCTAAGTGTCCTGTAATCAATTCAATTGTCTTTATGTAGTGATAAGCGTCTTCTCGCCTACTTAATTCATCTACATTTGTGTTAATTATTACACTAATCTGCTGTTTTTTCAAATTATCTATGACTTCTTTGAAAAAGTCATCATTAAGCAGGTTTTTGGCCCATTGAGCCTTGAGGTGTTTGTCCATATTGGTTTTGTATTCCAGAAATAATATCGTTAATGCTCAAACTACCTGCTGGCATAGGCGCACCTTGTTTGCTTCCCAAAATGTCCATCAAGTTACTGTAACTCATGTTTGATGCTGGTGCAGTAGGCATGGTTGGCGTTGGAACTTTGCCATAGTTGGGGTCAAGGAATTTTTCCCATTGTGTGCCAATCAACAAATTACGAGAGCCAAAATCAATTGGTGTTAATGGCTGAAATGGCGTAGTCTGTGTTGTAGGAGGAGTCCATTCTGGAGGGACAGGAACAATTGGATAAGTTGTTTTTGTAGGAGTTACAGCATTTGCCACGCCACCAACAGCCGCAACAGTACCAATTACCTTAAGAACATCAGCAATGCTTGGTGTCTTATCTGGAGGAGTAGGAGGCGTAGGAGGTGCTGGAGGTGTAGGAGGTATTGTTGGCAACACCAATGGAACACTAGGGACAATTGGAGGAATCGGAGTAGTTGGTGCTGTAACAACAGGCTTTGTACCAGTAACAGTTAGTTCAGGGACTGTCGAAGTAGGCGGTACTACAGGAGTAGATTTTTCATCTTGTATTCTTTTATCTTCAACTTTGACAGTACCCGCATCTGGCAGTTGTGTACCAATAGCACTAATGACGCTTGATAAACTAGGAACAGTTGGAGGCGCTACTGGTCTAGGTGCATTGATAACAAGATTGTCGGCAGAGCCTGTAGGAGAAACTGGTGTTGTAGCTGGAGGCGCAACTGTAGGGGCAACTATTGGATTACCAGCAGCGTCATAAAAAGTTCCAGCATTACCACCAACATTAGTTGTGAATTCAGAAACATTTTTAACACCAGCAGCTTTTAAGTCTTCTGTAAAACCTTTGTTAATCAGGTCATTAAATTCTTCAGAAGTTAATGTAGAAGCGTCAACTGTTGGTTTTACCAAGTCACTAATTGTTGAGCCAAGCAAAGAAGCGCCACCACCAATTACACCAGCTTTAACAATATCTTTTAAGTCTGCACCACCTATAGCAGCAGAGCCACTAGACAATAAACCAGTACCTACTGCATTAGCAGTCGCACCAGTTCCAAGTCCAACTGCTTCGCCAATACCTGCTGGCAAACCAAACATTGTTCCTGCTGTCAATAGAAATTGACCAAAGTCTTTAGCCGCATCTACTTCTTGTTGCTTAGTAGTCTGCTCATATTTTCCCTCTGGAGAAAATTGCTTAACATCACCACCAACTTTGTTTTCATCAGCCTTGTAGGTAACTACTCTTTCAATACCTCCTACCTGCTGGTCTTCACCAGAACCAGTAACTGTATTAACGGCTTGAACATATGTATCTCCAAGCAACACAGCCTCATTTGGAGGTAATGTAGCGGCTACACGAGCAGCAATCTCACCTTCATCAGAGCCAGTCGCCTTTGCCATATCAGCAGGACTTACCCCATAAGTAGCCATAGCAGAAGCAATATCTGCATCACTCATGTTTGGATTAGCAAGCAGAAAATCTACAATTTGTTGTGCAGATACAGCCATGATTAACCTTTAATCTCTACGTTAGAAGTAATACCAGCACCAATCTTCATCGCTTTCAATTGAGCTTCAGCTTCAAACTCTTGTTGCTTCATAGCAAAGTAAGCTTGTTGTTTATCACGCTCTAATTGCAACTTAGCGGCTTCTTTCTCACGCAACAATTGCATCTCAAGACCAGCCTTTTGCTGTGCCATCTGTGAGTCAATCTGCATTTGCTGTTGTTGCAATTGCATATCAGCTTGAGCCTTGGCTTGGTTAGCTTGAATCTCAGCCTGTGTCTTAGCCATCAATGCCTGTACTTCTGGAGGCATCTGTTGCTGTTGTGGAGGAGGATTCGAGAGCATCTGGTCTTGCTCTGGTGTAATCGCTTTATAGA